ACCAACGTGGCAGGAGTTACATCGGTAATAGCGAACTTAACCGTAGTTTTTTTGATTCCCGGAACAATGGCAAACGGTTCGTCGGCTTCCTCGCACAGATGTTCGGTGTCGGCATCCTGTGTTTGAGTAAATTCTGCCGTGTCTTTATAAGTCACGCCCAAAGCGGCAAAAGTGGTGGATACATCTCCATCCGCTGCAATAGCACCAATTTGAATGGATGCTACGCCTAAATTTCTTGTTTCTGACATAATTAGTATTGTTTAATTGATTTTTTAAAGCTTTTTGATAATTGATTGAACAGGCGACCAGGTCACCAGTTTGAAGCCCGCGAATGCGGCAAGAGCAATAAACAGTATAAGTCCAACCCACCAAAAAAAACCATGAATTTCTACCGTTTGAATTTTAGGCTCTCCCTGAAGTAATACGGTCAGTGTGTCGGTTTTGTTTACCGTATCTTTTTGAATTCTAATCTGATTTTTATATATAGTTTTATATACCGAAACACGCAGCGTGTCACCGTTTTTTTCTACATAAATGCTATCGTGCTGATTGACGTAAATACTGTCGTATTTAATTTTGTTGACGTATTCCGTGTGATTAACTATGCGCTCCGCGGGCTTACAACTTACAGCGGCTAAGGCAATCAGTGCCACCACAATTAATATCATACATACACGGACAACCGTCCATAAAGATTTACTTTTCATCTTGTGTTGTTTTTTCGAGTTCTTTTAACGCTAAACAATTATCCGCTCCGGGACATTCCCTGGCTTTATTAATGGCCTTGGTAAATTTATCAACTGTTTTCTGAAAGGACTTGACTAAATTTTCGAGGTCGAGAATGCGGCTATTCAGCGAGGCGATTTGTTCCGAATCGGCTTTCGCTTTTTTGTCAGCCAGTTTTTCCCACATATTGACAATTTTTTGAGCATTGTCAATTCCCGCGCTGTCGGCTTCGGCGGCGGCTCTTTTTTGTTGACTTCTCAAAGTCAAAAAATCGCCCAATTTAAAAGCTCCAAAAGCGGAAATAAAAGCGATAAGTATTTCGTACCAGGTCATTTCTGTATAAAATTATCGAGAACGGTTAATAATGAAGTTCCTCCGGCCAATCCGGCAAATACATAAATCAACGTGTGATCAATCTGAATCTCAAAGGCATTCAGCACCACCATAGCAATCAGTACAATAAAGGCAACAATGGAGATCAGACGCTTTTCGTCGGCATCGTTAGAGTTGCTCAGGAGTGTCTGCAGCCATTTCATTTTCTTGTGTGTTTTCTGGTTCAGGCAGGTCAACCTGAGCGATCGGGTTATCCAATACCTTGGTTATAGTTGGAAAATATTGTCTCAATTCATTAACTACGCGTTCAATGGATTGCTTTTGCTGTTCAGTCCGCGTGTCCCCGGCTTCGCCGTTGTCATTAATCCCACCTTCCCAGCAAATATCAATAGAACCGCCCGCCTCATGCAGGTCGCGCATGCAAATTACATGGCCGCTTTTCCTCACATAGAAAAAGTAATCAATCGGCAGACCGGATTCTCGCCGGGATATAATAGCCTTATCGGAATTATAATCCTGATTAAATGGCGTTCCGGCGCTGATAATACCTATTTTCTTGTTTTTCATATACGTGTATAATTTCCGTTTTTCATTTTCAAAATTTCACCTCTGTTTCCTGAGATTTTATAACTGACATGTACCCACGCAGGTTGCACATCGTTTCCACCTTCCCAAATAAGTTGGTCAAATTCAATTTTTTCGCGGATAATAGAAAAGAGTTCCGAATTATCTTCACAACTCAAATCGGCTGCCTGTCCTCGTGTATGTTGACTCGTTGGAGCTCCACCCACTGACTGATTGACAAGTGATGACCGAAACCCGCTGTTAACCTTAATAGGCTTACCATATTCATCCCTGAGAGGTTGCAATACGTTTCTTACGAGCAATCCCAGACAATTAATCTCATCCTGTGTAGGCCGGTTTGGTAGTCCGCTTTTTGTTACGGTCAATTCCTCAAGTGTAAAGTTTTTTGACAAGTTCATAATTCGTGTAATTCGTCTTAATTCGTATAATTCGCGGTAAACAAACCGGCTACTTGCTTATGCTTTCACCGGTTTTCACACACGGATAGTTTTCTTTTTATCTAATCAACTTTTCCAAAGTTTAGAACTTTGGAAAAGTTTAAAAACGGGCAACCTTACGCTGTTGCAGCCTGTACAATGGCAAGTATACCTTTGGCATCGGAGCGGCGGATACGTCCACCTACACGAATCAATGCCGAGTAAATATCACCGTAGTAGGTAGGATCTGCCAATCGTTCAAAGAAGTCAACCATACCCAAAGCACGTTCAACCGAATTTTTATGCCAGGCGATTGCAGCTGCATTATGTGCCACATCACCGGCTGTTCCCCACGATACCGGAACTGGTGTGGTTGCGTTGGTGTATCTGGCCACGTTGGAACGTTGCATAATATTGAAAGAGTATAATTTACCTACTACTCCATTAGCCTGGTCAAGTGAAGCCGAGAAATCGCGGTATTGAGTAGCCGATAAATCGTTCATTAATTGATCGTACATATCAGCATCCAATATCATATATCGGTCAGATGTAGGGATATTCCACTTATTAAACTGTTTGTTTGCTGCTTTCACATCAGCCACGGTAAATGCTTTCCGGTTTCCGGTAGCTAAGTCAGTATGAGCGGCAACGGCAGTTCCGGTGGTACGGATAATATTACCGGCGGCAGTTGGATTCCATTTAAACAATATGTTCAAAGCGGCAGTGTCGGAAATGGCCTGTTTGCTGTCGGCAAGTACTGAATTACGTTTGTCATAGCTTAATTCTACAGTATCAGCATTCGGAATTAAAATAGGATCAGTAGTAATTTCATCCAATGAATAATTAATCTCAGTATCCGTCCGGGTTGTCACATTTGCCGGCAAAGAAGTCCGGTTAGTTGTTGCCGATACGGAAGTTCCGGCCTGCGGTATATGTACCACTTTCCCGGCCAACACATATTGATCGGCATTGAACGCAAAATTTAAAAACGCATTATCAGCCCAAAGTGCCTCAATAATATCGTTTTGCCAGATTTCTTTTTGAATGGCCATTTGAAGCCCACTCGTTCCTGTTTTAATGGCCGACAGCCCGGCCCCGATACCTACAGCCGCGAATGCGCCTCCACCGGTAAATGTTGCGATTATTAACCCGATAAGCAGGTTAAACATAAGTCCCATTCCAAAAGTCTTTTTCATACCTTAAAAAATTAATTGTTTGTTTTATAAATTTTCTTATTAACTAAATTCGTTGATAGCCTTATTTAGGCATTTTTGGTTCTACCCCGAATTGGGCTTTGTATTTTTCCTTGTATAAATCAGGATAAGTGTCGCGCAAAAACAATACTTTTCCTTTTTTATCAATATCGGAATAAGTCATGGCTTCCAATTCTTTTCTTTCTTTGGCATCTTTGTCGCCAAGTTCGAGGTCACTCAGTTTAACCTGTTTGGGAATGCTTTCTAAAAGCACTTTAGTACCGTCAAAATCTTTGTCGAACAAGTTCAACGTCGATTCTTTGGCTTTTGCGTCTAAACGGCCATCTCTAATGGCGGCATCAGTCAGGTTCAATGCTTCGGCTTTCCGGGCATTCGTTTTTGCGGTTTCGTGGGCGTTCACCTGATCGGTCAATAGCAACACTTTGGCATCGGCAGCGGCTTTTTCGTTCGCCAGTTTTTCAACGGCAATACCAATGGCCACATCGTCGGCATTATCTGCCAGATTCAATGTTTTTAAATAAGTTTTCGACATAATTTCTATTTTTTGTTTTACAATAAAATCCGAAAGTTTAAGAGCGGCATTTTCTTTTTTACCGAAGGTTATTTCTTGACCTTCGTTGTCATAAAAACGTAAGGCCATTGAATTATGATTACCACCAACGGCAACTATGGAAGCCTCACGAAGTCGGCAGTTAGTTACTACCATGCAGCAGGCACCATCGCCACAAAGCATAGGGTCGTCCGAACATTCCAAATCAACTAACCCGCACGAAGCCATATTTATAAATACATTTTGCACTTTTTTAATCATGCGCTGAACATCCTTATCGGTGTCCTCCGTATCAAATATTGCATCAGCTAAAAGTTGTCCGTTATCCTTGCGCACGTTTGCCCATCTCCCAACCGGCATATTCCAGTCGTTATGTTGGTAAAACATCACCGGATTTTTTTCAAATTGGGTAGTATCCACACCGTCAACCGACACGCAAACATCTTTGGTGGTGGTCGAGCCATCGAGTAATATAAAAGTGATTGGATCCATTTTAAATGTCAATTTATTAGTTTTTAAAGCCTTTTCAAAAGTTTCTTTCAACATTGGAAAAGTTCATTGCGCTTCGATTGAGATGCAAAAATCCAATATAATTCTACAACATCAAAAAAGTACTGCCACTTTGGCAGTACTTTTTTTGATTAAGCGTTTAAACCCGTTATTTTGCCAATAAAAAACAAAGATTCCTATTTAAGCCTCTAACTCCTCCCCCTTGCGGGGAGGTTGGGAGGGGGTAGGGTTGGGGTCAATTTAAACATGCAATAATGGCAGAGAATAAGAAAAAGCGCACACGGCAGGAGATGGATCAGATTTACGATTACGCTAAAATGCTATATGTCCATGACAAGTTAAGTCAAAAAGACATCGCCGCAAAAACCGGCGTAAGCGAAGTAACAATTTCTAAATGGGCAAAAGCCGACAATTGGGAGGATTACCGGAAAGCCATTTCCATTACCCGCGATGAACGCTACCGATCCACCATCAACCAACTCACCGAGCTCGACAATCTCATTGCCAGCCGCGACGACAACCACCGCTTCCCGGATAAAGATGAGTCAAACATCCGACGTAAACTGGTGGCTGATCTCAAAGCCCTGGAAGTGGAATGCGGCATCGTTGACGTGATAAACGTATCCATCAAACTACTCGAATGGTTACGCCAGGTTGATAACGAAAAAGCCAAGGAACTCTCCGAAATTTTTAATTCCTATATAAAGTCAACTCTCAAGTAATAACCCTAAAATTTCAACACATGGCAATTGAAGTAAAAACAGCGCTCGAACGCTGGAATCAATTCTATTCGGAATTGAATAAATCGTAGCTATCAACAGTCAACTATCAACTTAGTAAATGGCAACATCACTTTCTGACAAAAAAAAGGCATTAAAGGAATGGGACGAATACCGCAAGGCACTCATTACCGGAACGGCACTCGAGTACAACAAGACGACGGCGGATATCGAAAAGCATCGTAAGTATCTCGAGGCGCGTCCCGCTGAATGGTGTAAGTATATGTTTCCGAACTATGCAACCGCCGACTTCGCCCCATTCCATTTGGCCTATATTAAACGGATCGTTGAACACGACGAGTGGTACGAAGTAAACAGTTGGAGCCGCGAGCTGGCCAAAGACACCGTTACCATGATGGTAATGATGTTCCTGAACCTGACCGGTAAAAAACGCTTTACCCTTTTTGTCTCCAGTTCGTATGATGCCGCCTGTGATCTGCTCAAACCGTACATGCTGAACTTTGATGCAAATCAACGCATCATCGCCTATTACGGCGAACAAAAAACATTTGGAACCTGGGAAACCGGAAACTTTACAACCAAATGCGGAGCTCGTTATGTAGCACTCGGAGCCGGACAGTCTCCACGTGGTAAGAAAAACGAAAACCTTCGCCCGGATTCAATTCTGATCACCGATATTGATACGGATGAGGACTGCCGGAATAAGGACACCATCGATAAACGTTTCGACTGGATTGAACGCGCCTTATATATGACTCGTTCGGTTTCGAAGCCGCTGTTATTCCTGGTACTTGGAAACATTATTGCCAGGGATTGTTGTGTGACTCGCGCTGCCAAACGTGCCGATAAACACGACATTGTCAATATCCGGAACAAAGACGGAAAAAGTAGTTGGCCAGCCAAGAACTCGGAGGAACAAATAGACCGGGTACTTTCTAAAATGTCAACCAAAGCCCAACAAGCCGAATGTTTCAACAATCCTGTTTCCGAGGGTGATGTGTTCAAAGAACTAACCTGGGGCGAAATTCCGCCCATTCATAAATTCAAGTTCTTAGTGGCGTATGCCGATCCAAGTCCCAGCAACAACGTGGGCGACCGTAAAAACTCCACGAAAGCGCTATGGCTTATCGGTGTAAACGATAGCAAGTTTTATATCATTACCGGTTTTCTGGGCAGGGTTACTAACGATGAGTTTGTCGACTGGTTCTATGCCATTGAGGATTACGTAAAACAGCGGACGCAAATCTATAATTATATAGAAAATAACACACTCCAGGATCCTTTTTTCGAGCAGGTATTTATGCCGTTGTTTTATCGGAAAGGACAGGAACGCGGTCACCACATTGGCGTGATCCCGGACGGACGCAAAAAGCCGGATAAATTCACCCGTATCGAAGGAAATTTAGAGCCATTGGTTCGCACCGGTCGGTTAGTCTTCAACATCAAAGAAAAAGACAATCCGCACATGCAACGGCTCGAAGAGCAATTTAAACTTTTCAGTCCAAGCATGAAAGCTCCCGCCGACGGCCCCGATGCCATTGAAGGTGGAGTATTCATTTGCAACAATAAAATATTATCCATTAACGGAGCGGGTGAGTCGCTTGTATCCGGTTTTGGAAAAACAAGAAATAACAGATATTAACAGGTAAAGCGACTTCCAAGTCGCTTGTAAAAAAACACACACATGCGGGAAAAACTAATTTTATTTATCGCCAAAAAACTGGCGGTTATCATTATCAAATGGAGGGGAAACCGATTCCATTATGTAAAGGCAATTAAACGGGCTGAAGAGCTGGCAGCCGGAACACGAAAAATGAAAGGAAAACGTACCTACGTTTATTTTATTGGCGGAAAATACAGGGCTCTTAATCGAAAGCAAATTCAATACTGGCGCAACCATACAAAAGGAGTTCGTCAGGGGCTTAAAGTTTCGGAAATGACCGGCATTCAGTTATACGATACTGAACTGCACGTTAACAGTCACAAAACATATCCGGCTATTGAAATTCCTGGAATTAATATTCAATACATACGTTCAAAAGATTTATCATGTACATCGAACAATCCGAAATAACTACCCATATGGGGGCTGAATCCATTCAAGCTATCAGCGATGGTGACACAACTATGCTTCAGGCTGCCATTGATGGCGCGCTGGTTGAAACTAAAAGCTACCTGTCCGCTTTTGATATTTTAGCGGAATTTGAAAAATCAAAGCCAACAGGTAGTAACACCGATACCCGTAATGCGCTTCTTATCATTTTCGTGAAAGATATTGCTGTGTGGCATTTTATCAACATTTGCAACGTGAACATCAGTATGACCGTTCGCGAGGACAGATACAACCGCGCAGTAGCATGGCTTAAAGGGGTTCAAAAAGGGGAAATAAATCCGTACCTGCCGCAATTACCGGTTGAGCAAAAAGCCGATGTGATAACTTTTAATTCAAACACAAAACGGAATAATCATTTTTAATCATGGCAAATAAAACAGACTTAGTCCCAACGGAAAAAGCACCGCAGGGAATCATTCTAAACCAGCTTACCGTTAACCGGGTCATTCGTCAATTGCTCGACATGGGCAAATGGAAAACGGCATTACAAAGTGCCGATATGGATCGCTGGACGTTGCTGTATGATTTATACGAAGAAATTCTAACCGATGGGCGCCTGTGGGATGCCATTGAACGCCGCATTCGTGCGGTGACTTCATCAGATCTAACCTTTCAGATGGAGGATGGAACGGAAGTACAGGAGATAATCGACCTCATCGATACCGATGATTTCGAGTACTTGTTACACGAAATAATGGTGGCAATATTCCAACGGGTTTCATTACTTCAGTTGGATTTTTCAAACGGAATGCAAGTTTTCAGCGTGCCCCGCAAACATATCCGACCACTGACCAAAACAGTCGCCATAATGCAAAACGAT